ACGGCGATATATTCACAGTCACACAGGCAAATATATATTTTTTTACCGACCAAATGGAATGCAAACTTAAAATCATATCAAATGGATTTCGAATAATCTTCGAAGATCTTAGAGACTCTAGTATTAAATTCCATTTCGATGTAGTAGCGAATATCCCTACAGACACATGGACACATATAGAATTAAGACTCCCCGGGGGTGATAACGAAACACCATCTCCGAGTTCTGATATTGGAACCAACGAAACCACTAAAGTTTCACTCTGGATAAACGGTGTGATACAACAAGTTTCTGACCCTGATCTACAAGGGCTCAAAGCCCCGTGTACTATTGGAAGAGAAGATAGGGTAACGTGTGTGTTTGGTGGGAATATAACGAATATATACATGGGCATGATAATGTTATGGATTAGCATCCCTTATTCGCCTGGTGTGAGCGATGCGATAACTAATAATTATAACAACGGCCCCCCGACCGAAATGTTAACAGTGGGGGGTGACGCCATCGTATCTGGTAAAGTCGGTATAGCACAGTCGAATCCTCAATACCAATTGGACGTGAACGGAAACGCTCAAACAGCCGTGGGTCGTATTAATAGATCATTTTCCTTACGCGCCGCTAATGGGGGATACAACGATCTCACATCCGGTAGTAGTCTTAACTTAGGAACACTTCATTCTGGTGTAACTGGAGCATTTCAATCACCCATGATTCAAAGAGGGATTCAAAGTAATTTCAATAGCGGCGACGGTGCTAATTGGTATGGAAACGCGATGATCATAGGATTCAGGTATGTAAGTGTGGGTACAGGATTATCAGGTGTAACAAACTCATTCAGGGTGTATTCAAATAATTATCAAACAACTACATTCACGTATTACGATTGGACTGCCCCTGATGATGGTTTTGACAGGGGATACATGTCTACCACCTCACCACCTGTTATAGCACATACAGGTGACGTACCAAGTATATGGTTACAAAATCTATCGCCACATACTACCCGAATAAACGCAATTTGGATAGAATATGTAAATATTTAATTGTATATAATGATATATGAATCAGTATTGTATAGTTGACAAATCATCTGAACAAATAATAACAGTTGTATTTGAAAATGCATTAAATGATTATCCAGAACTAGAATTTTACAGAATTATTCTTACTACCGAACAACTCAAACGTATATGTTCATTAGATGTATTAACGTTTCGAATGAATGTAGACGTACCCGAAGTTTACATTGACCCGACGAAGTATAATACGTGTTCTGGTATGGATGATATTCGTAACAAACGAAATAGTATATTAAAAATGACAGATTGGATGGTGCTACCGGACAGTCCTATAAGTTCGGAAGTAAAATCAGAAATTATAGAATATAGAAATATCCTCAGGAATTTGCCAAATGGAAATACGCATCCATATGACATAGAAATACCTAGACATCGTCTAGTTTCTTTTCCATGGGAGTTTGGAGTTATTTCTTAACGGCATCCATGGCCGCCAACGCAATCACACCGACGATGAAAAACATCACAACATAGTTACACTCCGTGGTGTCATCGATTACCGTGGTTTCTTTTTTAACATCGACAGCCCGTTGCTTCTTCGGGGGTGCCGGGGGTTCATCAAACTCAATGGGGCAGTAGCCTATCATTTATAGTAGGATTACAAATTAATTTCAACCTTCTTCTTACGAGAACCACGCTTTCCCTTCGCTGGGGTCACCTTGACCTCCTTGATCTCATCTTCCTCCCCCTGTTCTGACACGATATCAGAGATGTCATCTTCCTCGTCCATCTCTGGCTGCTGGGGGCGGGACTGGGGAGCCATGGTGTTCATGGGGGGTGGTGGGGGCATCATGATACCACCCATCAGGCTCGAGATATCCAGGCCGGGTCCCTTCATCTCGTGACGACCCCCTGAGGACTCCGGTGGAGGGGGCGCACCCCCCTGATTGACCACGGTATTCTGGACCGCGCTCATCATGTTCTGCATGAGATCGGGGTTCTGCTTCATGACATCGTTCATGTTGGGCATCACAGACTTGAACATGCTGTTGGTCAGATGAAACATCATCGCACTGCCACCCAACATCATGATCAGTTTAATCTCAGGAGCCATGTGCATCTTCGTGCGGTACTTGACGTACAACTCTTCAAACACTTCGTCGTAATCATCCACACCCTCCATGACATTCTCTGACCAGCCATCCAGTTGAACGTCGAAGGGATTGTAGCGCTTGTTCAAAAACTCCAGACCCGTGACACACGCGATGAGCATACGCCTCGAAAACTTGACAGACTTGTCCACCTCGATGCTGTACGTGATGCGCTTCACCTCCGTGCGAAGTTCGTCGACAGGTGAATAGGCGTTGAGGCGTTTATTGACCGCGAAACCCTTCTTCTCAAGCCGACCCAACTTGTTGACCAGATCGGCTTTCTCCTCGTCTATGGTCTTGTACCCAGGGGATGGCTGTTCCTCCTCACCTCCCTCGTAGGGTCCCTCGTACTCATCCTCTGCTTCCTCTTCACCGTAATCGATGGGATCCTCCTGTTGTGGCGGTGGGGGGGCATTCTGTTTCATGGGGTTTGCAAAATCGCTAATATCTTCTTGATACATCTGAGGTTTCCTATAAGGCGGAGAACCTCCAGGGGGTCTGATGGGTGGCCTCCCCCGGGACATGGTTTGGGGGGCGGGGGATTCCAGTTGAATCTCATTCAACATAGCCTGCTCAGCTTCATCGAGCTTCATGACATGAGATTCTCCACGATCGAGAATAATTTCACTGTCCATTACTCTCTATCATGAAACTATTCTTTTATCTTTAACGCACTTAATAAAAAAATATTAGTACAGTATAAAATGAAACTCAACGCTACCAACCGCAGTACGCTCAACATGATCGCCGCCGTCGTGGTTCTTCTCGTTATCATCATGTTCATGCGACCCACGAACAACGTGAGCAAGTATCAGCCCAGGGAGATTACCGTGAAGCCCGTCAGTGACGAATCCATCTTCACCCTGACCCGTGGTACAGAGTGCCTCGCGGGACCCACCAAGGAGTCTGACTTTTACAACATCGACGTGCAGGGTATCTGTGGTGGGCAGAAGCTCGTGCGAGACCACGCGAGCTATGAAATTGATGACGGAATCGGTGGCGTTTTAATCTAAGCTACTATAAATGGCTTTAGTGACCGTGTCACAGTCGACACTCCCCGATTTCGAACATGAATATCACACAATCACCGTTGATACGTCTGGTCAGGCGAGTAAAAATACATTTTCCGTGTATCTGCAACAACCACTCGAGAACATCGTACAGGCTCGTCTTTCTGCGGCGCAAATACACACGAGCGCATCCAACGTGTGTCATATATCTATACAGGAACTGGATACCAACTTCAGTCAGCGAGCCACATCGGACCTCGATGGCCAGTCGTCACAGAGTTCATTGAATCGTTCGTTCGGTACTTTACTCTGTGATGGTTCAGGTAACTTCAATTTCGCCGATAATTATCCAGTCGTCCAACAGTACGTCACGCCCATCAGGAAACTCGGGAGGCTAACGTTCACCCTTAGAAATCAGGATGGTGATACTATCCCAGGTACCACTGANAATTACTTTATACTACGATTCGTATGTAANAACCCCAATCTCCCAGGGCGTTAGTTTGTTTATTTTTAAACCTGTATTATTATAAATGTCCTCTGGAATAGTACAACTCATCGCCATAGGTGCTCAAGATGAACACATCATAGGAGAACCCGAGATTTCATTCTTCAGTTCCACCTTCAAGAGACATTCCAACTTTTCACAGTCCGTCGAAAAACAGACTATTCAAGGAGCTGTGAAAGGTAACTCCATGTCCACCATAAAGTTCGAGAGAAGTGGTGACCTCTTGGGCTACACGTATTTTACATTGGATGATCTGAACCAGGCGCTGGATATCCAACGGTGGGACAGAATCATAGACCACGTAGAGCTCCTCATAGGAGGACACATCATAGATACCCAAGACGCCATATTCACCGAAAAGATTGCCATAGATACATTCGCTCAAAATGTTTCCAAGAGTTCCAACGGGACTCATCCAGGTGTGAGCGCCAGGTCCTACTTTTACCCCCTCCGATTCTTCTTCTGTGAGGGTCCTCAGTCCGCCATACCCCTCGTGGCACTTCAGTATCACAACGTAGAAGTCAGGATCCACTGGGGGCCAGACGCCGGTAACTACAACGTCGAAGCTTACTCCAACTACTATTACCTCGATAATGAAGAGCGTGGAAACATCGCTTCGCGACCCAATAATATTCTCATCACACAGGTGCAGAAGAGTATTCCCTCAGCGGAACTTGTCCAGGAGTTGACATTCAATCACCCAGTCAAGTATCTCGCGTGCTCAAACACNTCATCAGAGGGTGCCCTCACATCCACAAACAATAAGGTGAAGATTAGTATCAACAGTGTCGACATTGGTATTTATAAATGGGCGAAACCCCACTTTATCGATGTCATGAACTATTACCACACCAATTTCGTGACGAGCCCAGACTTTTTCTTGTACTGCTTCTGTCTCAACACGAGTTCTTTGCAACCCACAGGGTCCCTAAACTTCAGTCGATTAGACTCAGCCAAGATTCACAGTCAGTCTAAACCTATAACGGACCCCATTTACGCAGTAAACTATAACATACTTCGAATTGATAATGGTATGGCGGGTCTTATGTATGCAAATTAAAATACAATCCTATAATAAATGGTGAAGAATCTAAGTACCGTGGAACGTTCCACGAAGATCCGTTTTGGAAAGAATTGTACGGATGAGCAGGGTGAAAATACCATTGTATTCAACGCATCAAACGAACAGATTGACGCGACTACACCGGGTGCCGTGTACATGACACCAATCAGGACTTCATACGACCCAAATTCTTATTTGATGATTTACGATGAAAACACAAAAGAAATCAAAAACTCGGATGTAACCGTGAGTCAATCCCTGGCTATTCCAACTCTCGAAGAGGTGACGGCGGTGGGAAACACGACCACGAGTAATATAGGCATCGCCAATACCAATCCACAACACTTACTGTCCGTGAGCAACACCGTCTTCATGAGCAACACGGGAACCTATCATCTTCAAGTGAAGGGACGAGCGTACACGGATTACTTGAAGGTGGGTACGGCCGTGACGATCAATCCTCTTGATGCCACCAATCAGGTACAGGTGGCTGGTCAGGTAGATACAACTACGTTACATGTCGATGAAAAAATTGCATTGAATAACACGAATCCCCTCGCGTACAAGTTTTCACTCGGAAATAAACTGTTCATGACAGATGCGGGGAATACATCTCTCTTGACAACGTCAAACATATCGGCGAATAAATACATCGGTGATGGAGGTTCACTCACAGGCCTTTCCTTCGATGAAATCACGGGGAGAGATTCTACCGCCTCAGCAAGTCTCAGTCTCACGAACACCGGGACGTCCCTGACTACCACGGGAAACGTGGTGGTGGGGAATACACTGAGTGCCAATACGCTCAAAGTGAATGATTTATCCGTTGGATACATACCAATCGTTACGGATAATAAAGTCCTTACGGATTCTCTGATCCAAACCCCCTCTGCGGGCATCCTCCGCATGGATGCGGACGTGAACATCCACGGCAACTTAGTGACCTATGGAAATGTCACACAGATTTCAGCGAATAACCTGACGGTAGATGACCCCCTGATCCTCGTGGGTAACCATAATCCACTGAACACCAACGATCTCGGTATCATCATGCGACGACCGACTGCCAACGTGGCCGTGGGGTTCCGTGGGGATGAGTCGGAGTTCATGATTGGTTATACCCACAGTGACGCATCGGGTACTACTTTGGTACCCCTGACTACGACTGACATAGATGTGAAGGTGTACGGTAATCTGTCAGCCAATACTTTGAGTGGCGCGAAAGTATATGGAAATATTGAGGGTGCCAACACCATCTCAGCATCTGTGATTACAGCCTCCAATGTCAACACGGGGAACCTAGTAGCCACGAGCATCCTAGGGACCGTCAAGGGTGCCAACACCATATCGGCATCCGTGATTACAGCCTCCAATGTCAACACGGGGAACCTAGTAGCCACGAGCATCCTAGGGACCGTCAGGGGTGCCAACACCATCTCAGCATCTGTGATTACAGCCTCCAATGTCAACACGGGGAACCTGGTATCTACCAGCATCCTAGGGACCGTCAAGGGTGCCAACACCATCTCGGCATCTGTGATTACAGCCTCA